AAATCACTTTGTAAGGCCTTTTCTATTTGTGGCCTAAACTCCGTGATGGACTTCCTCGCTATGGTTTGTTGCAAATTGAATTGCTGAGAAGGTTGTAATATCTTGGACATCCATATTATTTTACAGGAGGCAAATTATAATCTCCTTGTTGTTGTGCATCTCTTGGATTCTGCAACATTGTTAACTCATCGATAGGTAAGTAACCAGCAGGTATGTAGATAGCGTTCATGACATCATCTTGAACAGTATCGTATCTCATTGCTTGTCTTTTTTCGTTAGGTGTAATCCACCATGATTGAGAAAGGATAGCAGATAACTCTTTCATATCCTCTTGCAACTCTGGGAACACGGTAATATCGAAATCGATATAGTAACCTTGTCCAATCTCACCTTCAAAGAATCTATTGAACGCATCACGAATCAAAACTAATTCAGGTAGTACTACTTGAGTAAGCATTTCCTTTTTAGCCTCTTTCATGTTATTGTAAGTCTTGTTATCAGGATCATTAAACAAAGCAGAGTTAACTCCGTACACATTACACAACTCACGAAGTGTAATCTTCTCTGATTCTAACAACTGAAGGTCAACAGGAGATAATCCCATATTAACCCAACCCAATTTAGCACCTGCAATTAAAATCTTACCAGCATTTTGAATAATGCCTCCTTGCGTTTTAGTTCCGTACTGATTGTAGAAATCTTCTTTTAATTTACCAGCTTGTTCAGGGCCGAAATCATTTGACTCATCTGCATACAAGATACCCTTAGGCCCTTGATTCTGCAACATACCTACAGAGGTATCCTTAGCATCGTTACTGCGTTGAACAGTTCTATAAGCAGCTTGTAAAGGCGATAATCCATATAATTGTTGTCCATTAGTGTTGAAGTAGGGGTTGAAGTATTTTAAGTGGATTACATCTTTAGCATCCAACTGATCCCACCCAACTAATGTGAAAGAGTAGCCTTCAACCCCATTGATAGTACCATCGCTAATGATAGCGACATATTGGGATGGGAGAGTAACAAGTTCAGCGACCTTACCACTAGCTAATCTATTAGCCCATATGTAAGAGTTACCTGTAATAAGTTTATAACCAATGATATTCTCGATAAACTCAGAGAATGATTGGTATGGATTCGGTCTTTCTAATAATTTGTTTAGCGGACTATCAGCAATCTCATCAACTGCTTTAATCCTTACTAGCTCCGCACGAGCAATATCTGCTCCGCTTGATGCGTTAGCCATCATAGATTTATAAGTGTTCAAGTCTTTCTTGCTCTTAACCTTATAAACATAGAATGGAACTGTAGAGATTGTTTTTGAGATACGCTTGATGATAGAATAGACTTCGCTATTGTTATCGTAATCCTGTACGAACTTGGCATAGTCTAAATTTGGGTAAAGCGTTCTACCGCCTATTAAACCACCAAAATCACCAAATGGGTTATTAAGGTTCGTATTTTTTCTAGGGGCTGCCTTTTGTTTAAAAGGATTAACCGCACTTAGTATGTCCGTTAACTTCACTATATGATATTTTTACAAAAGTAACAAATTTTTAGTCTAAACCACATTGCTTCGCAATCTAAACCACCCATCCTCTCTTTGCTTTCGCATATTTTGAGTAGATAGCATAACGCATAGCATCCATCAAGTGGTCACGAAACTTAACAGGCTCATCCATTGTGTTGCCATCATGATCTGTTTTCCACTTGTAGTTTTTAATCTCATCTAACAAATCTAAAGATTCTGATTTTATAAACAATGGAAATGATTTAACCTTATTAATTCCTGCGAACACATCTTTGGTAGCAGACTTTAAATTAAACCCTGCTTTATTTACCTCAGCTATCGTTTTCGGTTCGGCAGCATCTGCGAATATCTCATCCCTACGAGATAGCCCCATAGACTTTAATCGGTCTATTAGGAGTGAGGTTGACATCTTAGTATCATATATCAGTTGCTCGACATAAATGTCACCATCGAAGTTCTTACACCTTACAAGGGCAGTCTGGTTGTTATAACCAAAGTCAAGGCCATAGAAAACATCTCCACCTTCAGGAAAGTTCCTTCTTCTTCTCCAATGGCTATAAATAGTAGCTTCACTAATCGCTCTTTCCCCTAATCCGTAAACTCTCCAATATTCGTGGTCGGCATCCTTCAATCTTTCAATCTCGGCAATAATGGTTTTATCTAAAAACGGATTATCCTTATAGGTCGTGATGGTAAAGTCCGTATCTTCTCTAGGAATGACCTTATCGTAAATCCAAGAGTAATAATCGGAAGGATTATAATCAAGTACGATTTTATCCGTAGTTCTTAGGGCTAACTGCATCCAAGATTCGTAGTTAACCTCGTTTGCCTCGTTAATAAACAGATAGTGCCTTTTACGACCTCTAATCTTCTGCGGTTGGTCGGTAGATACAAATTCTACCGTATTGCCATTAAGGAAGTATAAATTCTCTGATTTGTTGTGCTTCTCCTCCGAGTAGAGTTTATACTTCGATAGTATCTCAATAAAATCCCTCATGACCGATCCCTTGATACTTGGTAGGGATGAACGGCAAATTGTTAGGGTTTTACCTCTTTCTTGCAAAAGCTTAACTATAAACCAGGTAAGCACATTGTAAGTCTTTCCTGACCTCGTACCTCCTTGCATAACAGAGATTCTCTTCTTTGAGTTGTTTAGTACCTCAAAGACAACATTGGTGGTTACTTCCATAGAAATAAATTAAAAATTTTGGTTTGCTCAAGACAAAGCTAATCTTTTTGGTTTTATAGGAAAGTAGGGGTTGCTTGTATCTCTCCGACATCAATGTCGGGAACATACACCATAAAGTGCATTAAATGACACTAATGAGTGCATAATGCGTCATAAAATGCACATTCTGATATGCTTTGTGCTTTATAAGGCACTTTATCAATCATTCTTGAGCCGATTATCAATCATTTACGGCTCATTAGTAAACTTATAGGTTTACTTTTTGATTGATAAAGTCAAGTTATTGGTTTACTCATCCCATTGAGTAATTTTACTCAGTCGATTGAGTAATCGTTGCATTTTATGCAACAGTTTAATAGTTTGTCCGATTTAAGCGGACAGTTCATTTTATAGCTATGTTCACGAAACATGAACAACCGAAATAAGTGAACACTATCAAAACTTGCAGAGTTTACATCTTTTGCTATTAAGGTAGTATTACTCCTATTTTTATACTGTGAGTATAACTTTGCACCTATTTATATTCATTTGCACCTATTTCGTAACAAATCTGCCCTTTATATGTTACAAGATATAACCGAATTACCCATCACTTTGTTACATAATTAGATAAATATCTAACACTATTTCGGATATTGGCAGGGTTTTACTTCCTACTTTGTCCAGTTTTTAGTATAAAAAACTAGACATATATTTCCAATCTGCATGAATTTTTCCGAAAATTTCATGCAATATGCCTAAATTAGAAATATAACTCTAAAAACATCCAATAACTCTAAAACGCAATTAGAAGCGTTTTAAGACACTCTACCCCTTTTTGGATAGATAGTGCTACTCAAAGGCAGATATGCCCTAGAATCGCCTTATAATGCTAAATAGAGCTATTCCTCATAAATATCCATCTCATTCGGCACATCTACCTCTTTATCGAACTCGTAAAGTGGAATATCTTGGATATTAGCAGCTTCAGTAGCTGGAACTACAAATCCTGTATCCTCGATTACATTCTCATCTCCATCTAACTGCTGCGTACTATTCGGTAGCTCTTCTACATGGTTAGCCTTTAGGACATTAACAGTAATCTGCTTAACAACATCTCCTTCATGAGCAACCTCTTGCCTTTCGATATAGCCTCTACGCTTACCTTTAGTCTTCAATAGGAACATTGTAGCTAGGGTATCACCCTTAGCAATCCTTTCCATCAGTTTATGCTCACCGAAGTCAAGCATAATCTCCTCAGGCTCTATTTCAGCTAGTCTTTGTCTAAACTCAGGATCTTTATCACACCAGGCCTTGTATTGACCTCTACCAACCCCTGCTGATTCACAAGCAATGGTGATATTGCCAAAATTCTCCTTGTAAGCTATGATAAAAGCTTCTTTGCTAATATCCTTGAACTCTGCATTCATATTATTTGGATTTATTGATATAGTATTTAAAAACCCTTGTTCCCTTACCTCTTAAATAAACTTTATGAATTAGGTTGTTTACCATAAATAAATTTTTAAAATACAATCCTCTCATATTATCTGTTTTTAGTTGGTGTTCGGATAGATGTGATATGTACTACCTTCTCTACCTTAATATGGTCAAAGCTAAGCACACTTTCGCACTTAGTGCACTTGATGGTATGTTCCCTTATGGAACTATCCCAAACATAATCCTCTGTAGATACTCCGCATTTACATCTGTAAGTTCTCTTGGCTACTGTGTCTTTCATATTATAATTAATTATAATGGGTTATATGGAAAATAAAAAAAATTGACAATGTGAAAAAACATTAAAACATTGTTTTATATCAGAATATTGGGGGGCACAAGGGATCTACGAAATTTTCCGTACGAAAACATAGGGTATAGGGTCATTGCTCGAATGTCTTATAAACTATATTATGTTAAATAGCCACCTTGTCAGCCCCTACCCTCTCATACTTTGTGCCTACCCAATGCGAAAATATGTATTTTTAATCTATTGATTGTTTAGGCTCTTTTATGGCCTAGCTAACTGATAATCTAAAATACTTACAATAATTGTATATACTAATATATCCCTTTATTGATCATATACAATATACCAATAACATACTATTGTATTAATACAGTATATAATTATATAAGTTACTTATATATTGTATTAACTTATATAATGTATAACAAACAAACCAATTTAACAAATTAACTTTATTTTAACATATACTTTTAACATTGTTTCACATTGTTTGATATTTATACCTATCTTTATTCAGTCAATATAAAACAATTGGCCCCTTTATCATGATCAAAGCATTCAAAATTTACAAACTTAATGTTACCGAAAATTGGGTAACTATTTTAATTCCAGTACATGAATTTAATGATAATGTACTACAGTTTAAAATTAATAAATTTCTTTATCTAGGTTACAAAGTAGAACTAATTTAATAACAATTCAATCCTTTATCATGTACCAATTTACAGAAACTTTATTGCCTATCTTATTTATTGGCTTAGTTACCTATTTTGTAGGTACTTTATTACGCCTATTAATCCACCTATTAATCAAAGAAAATGCAAGTAATTAGCTTATTAGAACTAATAGCAATTTTTACAATTGGCATTTTAGTTTATGCATTAATTAAAACACTATTAAAAAAGTAATATATGTCAAACATTAAAAGGCCTGTTTATAAAATAGCCGAGGAAATATTAAACGACTGGCAAGCTCCTTATTTTGGGGCACGGCCCTACCTTGCCGCCATGCTTACAATTAATAACGAGCTTGAAAATTACGGCCAGGACACGGCCAAAAGTATCATTTTA